CCTTTAACTACTCTAAATTTTAATAATCCAGAAACTGCATTTGTTTATAACCTATTAGTTGAAGCTAATAAAGATATACAAAACGAAGGATGGCATTTTAATACTGAAGAGAATGTAAAAGTTACTCCTGATACAACTACAAAATACATAGTTATCCCTAGTAACTATTTAAGATACGATTTACATGATAAACGTATTGATAAAACAAAGGATTTAGTTAGAAGAAACGGAAGACTATATGACTTAGTTGAACATACTGATCAATTTACTGAGGATCAATATTTAGATATTGTCACTCTCTATCCATTTTCAGATGTTCCTCCAGTTTTTCAAAGATATATTATTTCCAGAGCTTCCGTCCGTGCAGCTGTACAGCAAGTTGCAAATAAAGAATTAGCAGCATTACTACAAATACAAGAGCAAACTGCTAGAGCAAACGTAATGGATTATGAATGCAGTCAAGGCGACCATAATTATATGGGCTGGCCGGAGAAAACTGCGTATGCACCATTCCAACCGTTCCAAATATTAAATAGAAGATAATGGCAAGTGTTACTCAAACAATACCAACGCTGACTGGAGGTTTATCTCAACAGCCAGATGAACTTAAGATTCCTGGACAGGTTAGTGTCGCTAATAATGTAATACCTGATGTAACACACGGCTTGTTAAAGCGTCCAGGAGGACAGTTGGTGGCATCAATTAGCGATAATGGAACCTCAGCTTTAAACTCACAAACAAACGGTAAATGGTTTTCCTACTACCGTGACGAGACAGAAAGTTATATAGGACAAATCAGTAGAACTGGTGACATAAATATGTGGAGATGTAGTGACGGAGCATCAATGACCGTTAACTATGATTCAGGAACTGCAAGTGCATTAGCTACATATTTAACTCATACTGATGATCAAGATATTCAGACCCTAACTCTTAACGATTACACATTTATAACTAATAGAACTAAGACAGTAGCAATGTCTTCAACTGTTGAAACTGTTAGACCGCCTGAAGTTTTTATTGATTTAAGAGCCACAGCTTATGCAAGACAATATGCCGTAAATCTATATGACAATGAACAAACTCAAACTGAAACTACAGCTACACGAATTAGTGTTGATTTAGTTAAGTCAAGTAATAATTATTGTGATGGAAGTGGCAATATGGTTGGACATGCTTCTCGTCCTAGTCAATCTACACGATGTGGATCTGGAGCTGGTGATGGTAGAGACGCATATGCACCAAACGTAGGAACTAGAATATTTGATATTGATGATGGAGCAAGTCTTACAGACGAAGCTACTTCTGGAAACTACACTTACACAATTGATGTTAAAGACTCAAGTAATAACTCAGTAAATAGAGGAACTAATCTATATTTCAGAATTAGAACTATTGGACAGTCCGTACCTTTTACAACTGGTAGTGGAAGTAGTCAGACAACAACATATCAAGCAAGATACACCACTACATTTGACCTTTTATATGGTGGCAGAGGTTGGTTACAAGGAGATTATTTCTATGTATTTATGAATGATGCTTACTATAAAATTACGGTTGAATCAGTCAGTACTACAAAGATACAAGCAAACTTAGGACTTGTTAGACCTAACCCGACACCATTTGATACTGAAACAACTGTCACTGCTTCAAGTATTTTAGGTGATATAAGAAATGGAATACTCGGTACAAATTACAATGGTACAAATAGTTCTTATCAATTTAGAGATGACCCTACTAACGGATATGAAGTTAAACAAATTGGTAATGGTTTATATGTAACAAGACCTACAGCTCAAGGTTCATTTAACATTACAGCTCCATCAACTGATCTGCTAAAGGTTATGTCATCTGAGGTTAAAAACGTAGATGATTTACCAGATCAATGTAAACATGGGTATGTAGTTAAAGTAGCTAATAGTGAAGCTGACGAAGATGATTACTATGTAAAATTCTTTGGAAATAATGATAGAGATGGAGATGGAGTTTGGGAAGAATGTGCAAAACCTGGCGATAGTATTGAATTTGATAAAGGCACTATGCCTATTCAATTAGTTAGACAAGCCAACGGTACATTTACTGTGTCACAAGCGACATGGGAAAATGCTGAAGTAGGAACTACAGTTGTTGGTGGAACAAACCCTAGACCATCATTTGTAGGTAAAACAGTTAATCAATTAGTTTTCTTTAGAAATAGATTAGTATTTTTAAGTGATGAAAACGTAATCATGTCAAGACCTGGAGAGTTTTTTAATTTCTGGTCTAAAACTGCCACTACCTTCACACCTCAAGACGTTATTGATCTTTCATGTAGCTCTGAATATCCAGCTATTGTTTATGACGGTATTCAAATTAATGCCGGATTATTATTATTTACTAAAAATCAGCAATTTATGCTGACAACTGATAGTGATATTTTAAGTCCAGAAACTGCAAAACTTAATGCAGTATCATCTTATAATTTTAACGAAAAAACTAATCCTGTTAATTTAGGAACTACTGTTGCATTTATAGATAATGCAAATAAATTTACACGTTTCTTTGAGATGTCTAATGTACTTAGACAGGGAGAACCAGATGTAGTTGATCAAAGTAAAGTTATCTCAAGATTATTAGATAAGGATATAAGTATAGTATCTGAATCACGAGAGAACTCAGCTGTGTTTTTTAGTAAAAAAGATACAGATGAAATCTATTGTTTTAGATATTTTAATAGTGGAGACAAGCGATTACTACAAGCGTGGTGTACGTGGACTCTTGCAGGGACTATTCAATATCACTGTATGTTAGATGATTCTTTATTTGTTATTACTCGAAATAATAATAAAGATCAAATGCTTAAATATTCTTTAAAGCTTGATGATAATGGTCACTCTGTAACTGATACCAGAGACACTGCTGACACATCAGATGACTATGAATATCGTGTTCACTTAGACCACTCTTTATCAGTAACCGCAGCTTCAGGTACATATAATAGTGCAACTCTTAAAACTACTATTCCTAAACCAAACGGTTATGAAAATACTAAACAATTAGTTGCTTATGAGACTGATGCTGGAAATGATCTTGGAAGATATTCGATGGTCACTGTTAATGGTTCTAATTTAGAAATTGTTGGAGATTGGTCTAACAATACTTTTGTTATTGGTTATCTCTATGAGATGGATGTACAAATTCCAACTATCTATGTAACTAGAGCTGAAGGAGATAAGTACAGATCTGATGCTAAATCATCATTAATTGTACATAGAATTAAATTTAGCTTCGGACCATTAGGAGTATATTCAACAACCTTACAAAGAGTAGGTAAACCAGACTACACAGAAACTAAAGAACTAGCTTTAGCTGGTGTGGTTTCTGCAAGTAGATTACCGATAGTAAATGAAGTTATAGAAACAGTACCTTGTTACGAGAGAAATACAAACTTAACAGTAAACGTTAAATCAGAACATCCAGCACCAGCCACCCTGTATTCATTGGCATGGGAAGGAGACTTTACAAATAGATTTTATAGACGTGTTTAAAATCCACCTTACAGAAACTGAGCTACGTTATTTTTATTGGAGAATGAAAACCAACCAAGGGTATGAACCATATACTCAACGAGGCATGAAACAAATGCCTTGGGAATCTTGGATGGCAGAAACAATAGAAAAGCTCGAACCAATATATAAAGAATTACATGAGTAATTACATTCACCCAATAACGATGGAAGCTGCACTTGATGTGGCTTCTAATCTTTTACCAGATGACCGTAGAGAAGTTGAAGAGGGTCATGGACATGATCCTGTTGTGGCAATACCAGCGTGTTCTTTAATAGGAGACACTGTATATTTCACACTTCCTACTGGTGAAATAGCCGGTGTAGCCGGTGTACAAGACGGTGGCAAGATCTGGATGCTATGTACACCAGCTATTCATAAATACCCACTAACTTTTGCACGAGAGGCAAAAAGATATGTGGAAAGTAGACAAGAGAAGTTGCTTTGGAACATCGTTGATAAACGAAACAAAGTTCATATAAAACTACTCAGATTCCTAGGGTTCAAATTTTTAAGGGAATTAAAATACGGACCCAATAATTTATCCTTTATGGAGTTTTGCCGTGTGTTTAGGAGCACAAGCGAGAGCACAGAATGAAGCTGCTCGCAGACAATATAAGTATCAGAATGAAAAGCGTGAACGTCAATGGATGCAGACTTTAAGTATCTATGATTCTAAAATAATTCAATCTGAAAT